TCTGATTGCTCCACCGGGTATATCTACATCTCTAAACTCACCCGGCATTATTGGTGTGTCATCGCCTTTAATTCTAAGCCCTCTGGACTTCAAGCCACCCGGTAAATTCGACAATGTGCCTGCATCTACAAGCTGTCTGAGTAAAGAAGTAGCAGATTTTGCCAAGCCACCAATCAAATGCACCAATCCAAATCCATAAAAACCAATTCCGGGTAAGTATTGATAGTGAGCGAAATGTTGACGCATCATACGATTGTCATCTTTTTCATACCAATTTCTGCGAATTGCTAGGATATTATCGCTTGAAATGTCAA